ATCAGATGACCCCATGAAGATGACAGCATCAGCATTGTAATTCTTTGATGCTTGGAATCCTTTGTTCCATTTGTAGCCAAGAGGATCATTGTCAATGGAGATGAATTCAACATCCATTTGCTTAGCAATATCCATTGCCTCTCTCTCATGACCTAAAACAATAGGAGTGACACCTTGCCTCTTAAGTCTTGAGATAGTTAGTCTCACAAGAGGAAATCTGCCAAATACTGGTATTGGAGCTGTGACTATCATTGTTTAATTCCGATAAAGTGAATCTTTGGCTTGAGTTGCTCACCTTCATTGACTGATGTCAAGAGCTTGCTCATTCCATTACGGATGCAAGTTGCACATCCAATGTTTAGCTTGCCATGACCAGCAGCTTTGTGCCAATCAGCAAGTTCTCTTTTTAATGGAGCATTGAGAGAGAAAGATCTTGTCTTTGAGAATCTGTCAACCTGTTGCAATAGTTCATCACTTACTTTCATAATATCTCCTCTCCTGTTAATGAATAATATAAATTTTGTAGTTCATGAAGATATTGTATGTGCTTATCCATCATTCCTCTTTCTCTTAGTTCATAAAAATAACCAATTCCAGTTGCTCCTTTATCATCACCCCATTCGGTTTCCCAAAGAGCAAATCCATTAAAATACCAAGTATCAACCGCAAATTCAAATCCTAATTTTAATAACCATTCTTTTGTTAATGGGATTGGTTTACATATTTGAAAATTAGTTCCATCTATATCTGAATATAATCCAAATTCATTCAATTTAATTGCTGATATTTTTCTGTAAACTATACCATCATAATCAGCAAACATAATTATGTTTCCAATCCTTAAATCACTTGCTTTCATAGATCAGTATTAAGTCAGAGATTAGATAAGTGATGAATGCCAAGCCAATCAGATGCCAATCAAAGAATGATGCAGCAATGACTGCTATCCAGAAGGATAGACAGCTCTGACAGCTGAATGGTTTCATATCAGGAAGATTGAAGCTCTGGAGAGCTCTCGCAAATCCTATTGGTAAAAGTATTATAATCAGATAAATCATATTTGAATTGTTTGATTGCTAAGTGAATTGTATCAAGACTGATTCCTGTTAAGGTCCTAATCTCTCTATATGTCATGCCCATCAGATGCATCTTTGTGATCTCCTTCGTGAACATCTTCTGATCATCTTCAGGACTCTGATGAAGATAGTCATCCAAGAGCTCCTGTGCTTTTGTGACTTGGTAGCTCTCATCATCTGATTGCCTTGAGTCCATATCTGGAAGGTCATCGTATGTCTTGAATAACTTATTGAATGTGGAATCTCTCCAGTTATACTGGTTGTAAGCGTATCTGGCAAAGACTCTTGGAAGGTCCTCTTGTCTGATGCTAAGCTCATGCACCAATAGATAGACGTGGCTGACCAAGTCTGAAGATATTGGATTCCCTCCAGTGATCTTGCTGGCAATGAGATAGGCTTCTTTCTTCCAAAATTCCACATTGCTAAGTTATTGATTTTTAGAATACCATTTAAACCATTTGATGTAAAAGTCCTCAGAGACCTTTGACTCATTCATGAATCTCCAGAGCTGAGTTGTGTTGACTCCGATATCTTCAGCAATGTGAATCTGTTTGTATCGATTGCTGATTCGTGACTTTGTCTCTCTGATCATCCACAGCTTGATGTTGTCATCTGGATTGTTGAGATAGATTGTTATGGTTTTCATTTCTTAAGTTTTAAGTATATGATCCAGGTGATTGCAAGAGCTACGAATGTTATGACTCCAATGGTCCCGAAAAAAAAGTATAGGCCATAATAGAATAACACTATCCCTGCAACCAACAGGAATAGTGTCAATATCCAAATAGTTATATCTTTCATCAGAATATAATTGATTCAATCTTGTAAGCATTCAAGGTATTGTAATACTTACCATTGTACTCTCTTCCTCTCAGATCGAATGTAACCTCAAGCTCTTCACCCATTGTGAACTTATCCATCTCTTGAATGCGATCATTCATCAATTGGAATTGGATTGACTGAGGATATTTCTCATCTGGAGTCTGAATAACGAAATCCATTACTCTGAACTTATCAGAGATTTGTCTTGGCTCAGATTTTAGGATGAGCTTTCCTTTTAACTTATGTTCCATTACTTATTATTTAACTGGTTAATATACTGACTGTAATACTCATTAGCTGCTGTGAGCTTCTCTTTCATCTGGTCAATGTGATGCTCTCCAGCAAATTCATATCTCAAGACTGTGATTCTCTTTGCTGGATCAATATGACTGACCTTGTGAATGAATCTATTGTCCCAGTCATTGAGCAATGTATCATCTGTGTCAATCATGCAATAGATTAGCTCTGCATGTGACTTATTTAAAAGCCAACAATACCCCATCAATTGCCATTCATAATCCTTGTTGATTCCTTCTCCTGGTGTTGCTGGCCAAGTCTCAAGAGACCAAGGTGTCTTGATGTCTATGATTGAATGATCCAGGATGATGTCTGGCTCTCCTGTTAAGAATTCATTCTCAAATCTCTCTTTGTTCTTTACATAGAATGTACCTCTCACTTGATTGACAAGAGCAATTGATTCCTCCTCCCAATCTTTACCTTTGAGCATTGGCTTAGTTGTGATGCTTGATGAGAAGCCAAAGAATTGCTCCTTTGCTATCTTTCTAATCTCAGACTTAGCTGTCTCAGATAATTGCTCTGACTTTGTCTTGGGAGCTGTCATGAGCTTTCCTAATGTTGATGGATGCCACTTCATAATTGTCCCTCCTGTTCTTTAGTTAGTGAATAGCTTGACTTAAGTTGCTCAAGAGAATACTTTCCTTTGGCAATAGCATCCAGAGCTTTCTTGAATTGCTCCTCTGACAAGGATGGATTCGGAGCCTTGACTGATGTTGTGACTGTGTTGCCATCATCATCCACAGCTTGCAATGATAACAGAGCTTGCAATGTTGCTCTACGATAGTAAGTAGTTGCACTAATCATCTTCTGTGGATCCGTAATGGATGGAAGAGTTAACCAGCTCTCCACTTTCTGACCTGAGTCAATGTCAATGATCTGAGTTAACAAGACATTATCATGGATTGGCTGGAGTAATATCAAGCCATTCTCATGAAGGATTGGCTCAACTGTCTCAAGCAATGCATTGATATCAGCATAACTTCTTTTGAAATGTGGATTTGTGGCATTCTTAACCACCTTTCCAATGTGCATCTTTGCTCTGTGGAGCTTCATGTAAAGAGTTACATGACTTAATTCATCATTTTGCATATCTATTAATTTAAATTTTTACAAATGTAAAGAAAACTTTTCATACCACAATACAAAAGAGTCAAAATCTTTTGCAATGATATATGTACCTCCAGCTTTCTCAATGGATTCTTGATATTGTTTCTGAGTATCAGACTGTCTATCATTGCCATACTTTACCTCAATCTTAACTGACCTTCCTCTGATGGTTGCCGAGATGTCAGCTGTTCCTTTGGTTGATTGCCCTGGAGTCCATTTGCCTGGTAGCTGTTTCTGGTATTCAATTGATCCTGTTCCAACTTTAATCTTTTTGCCTTCTCTGTACTGACCTTGAGATGAGATTCTCTCAGCTTGTCCTCCCAGAGCATTAATGTAAAAGATGATACACTTGGTCAGACTATTGGCTGAGCTATCCTTCCAATCAGTTAAAGGAATGAGCTCTGGTCTCATTGATGGATATTTAGTTGTCAGTTGTTCTATCTCCAGAGCTCTGAGTCTGTCCTTGTTAATTTTGTTCATAACCATTGTATTGATTAAACTCTTCTTTTGTAACTCGTTTACAATCAAATTGATTCTTATTAGTTGTGCAGTTTACCACAAAATAATGGCCTTCATCTTTCATCCTATCCAAGATGTCAAAGAGTATTGTACTCTGGAGATCTTCACCAACCTCAATAATAAAGTATTTTTGTTGTGTCATTCTTTCCATTCTTTCCATGTGTCAAAGTCTTTTAGTTTATCAAATTGTTCTTTCTCCATCTGTTTAGCTTTTATCATTAAGTCATTTATCCAAACATCAAGCTCCGAATTAGGCTCAAACCATACTTGTTTTTTAAATTCACTTAAAAACCATTCTACTGCTGTCTGTTTCATATTAAGTACTTTATTAATTCATAAACTTTTCTTGTTTCTTCCTCTGCTATTGTAATCATCTCCTCCTCAAAGGACAGATCCTCATTGTAGTGATTAATGGCCCAATGCATGAGCTCATGATATAAGTTGCATATCAAATCAAGATGACTGTTGCACCTAGATAGATTGATGAACACAAACATCCTGTCAGATACATGATATTCTCCTTCATGTGGTATGTGATTGCACCATCCACAGATATAACTGCTTTCACTTGTATTTGGATGAGCAAGACAATCTGTCTTATTCAATCCATGCATCTCCTCAACATTGTAATAATCAAATATTGAACATGGATCTGTGCTCAGTAATAGGTCATAATGGTCTCTGGTGATTGTTAGCATCTTATTCTGTTCTATATTTTAATTCAAAGTAATTATCAGCTGATATCTTATTCAACTTCATTCTATCAAAATCTCCTTTATTGTAAGCATCCTTAATTTGTTGCTCTTCAATATCCATTGCTTTATGGATGATATCTTCAAAAACCCAAGCAAAGTCATCAAATTTATTTCTTTCAGACATCTCTTGATCTAATATCTCAACTAACCATTCAACTGCTGTTTTTTCCATGTAATTATTTTTTAAATGTGATATATCTTCCTTTGCTGTTCCTTCCTTTCTCCATGTTCCATCCTTTGAACTTTCCATATTCTGCAATCCACTTTGAGAATCTTTGAGGATTCATTTCCTTATATCCATTATATTCATTCTGGAATTGGTTGAGCAATTCTGTGTTAAAGTAGTACACATCTAAGACCATAGGATTGTCAGTGATGAAATCAAAGAAATCTTTGTTTGTTGCCTGGATGAATCTCTTAGCCTCTGCATTGATGCTGATTGCATTGGTTAATCCATTTCTCAAGAATAGTTGCAAGTTCTTAACCATGTAGTTGTCAAATCTTGACCAGTCCTCATGTGACCATTGGTCAAATAAAAGCTTGCCATATTCTTTCAAAGGAGAGTTTGTTGCATTAAAGTATTGAAAGAATTCAATCTCATGCCTTCTCCTGTCATGTGATCCTCCAGCTCCAGATATGACATAGTTGGTTGTTATGACAATCTTTGGTGATCTATTGAATGGAATGAATATCTCATCCTTATTCTTTCTGTTGACTGTGATTCCTTCAGATACAATCATGAAGAGTTGCTCAAAGTCAAAGTTCTTTTTGACATCATCAAAGGCCAGAATCTGTGTATCAAGATTAACTCGCTGATAAACGAAATCAGACTTGCTTGGATTGAATGACTTTCCATCAATTTTTACTGTCTTTCTCAGATAGCCAAGAGCTGTCAACATCAATGACTTTCCACTGCCTCCATTTGGATTATCATCAATCTCCTGATCATTGAAGATAATTGCTTTTTGATTGGTCTTATCTTTAAAGCTGTGCATCAAGTATCCAAGAGTTGACTCAAGACTGGCAATCCTCTTATGGTCATCATTGCTCACCTTCTGGACCAGGTCTCTGAAATCATTATGAAAGTCAATAACAATATTGAAATCTCTGTCAATTATCTGATTCTCCCAGATATATCCATCCACATCAATATAACTCAACAGTTGAGTTGAATCCTTTGTAACTTTGATGACTCCATTTCTAAAAGGAAGAAAGCTTGCATCTTCTGTATCTGCCAACATCTTCAGATAGATTGAATCAATCATGTTCAAGTGATTCTCTGAGAATAGATAGGTTGACTTTGAGCAAAAGTTCCACACATTAATATGACCTTTCTCAATCAGATAAGTCAAGACAAAATCTTTTATCTGATCTGTGGATGATAGCTTGACTTTATTCTCAATAACTCTGACAAATGTAGGTTTCTCAGCATTCTCTGGATAGAACTTATTGAATCCATTCTTGACCAAGAATTGAGAGTATTTCAATGGCTCAATGACAACAACTTCAGTATCTTTTTTTTTGACAATTGTCCAGAACACATCATCAGAATTGGTTGCATTGTCCTTGATGTCATTTAGAATCTCACTTGAGATGTTGTGTTGTTTCTTAATTTCCTCCTCATTGACTCCATTCTTGAGCTTGAGTTTAACTCTTTCAATGGTTGACCTATCCTCAAAGTATTTAGAATTGAATTGACTTTTGCGATATGCTGATTTGATTGCACTCAACATCTCTGCATGGCTGAATGAAGATCCAGCAACATACTTTGAATGGATGTGATGCTCAGTAACATCTTGATTGATTCCATAATCACAAAAGCAACAAGCTATCTCAAAAATAAATTGATTTCTGCTACCTTCAATAAACTGATATTTGAAATTAAACTTTTCAATGAGCTCAATCTTTTTAGATTCATTTTCAAGAATACAGACTGGAGCTCTTTGAATGTATTCAAATCCTTTGTCCTCTGATATGCCATCAAAAACTTGACAAAATTCATTGTAATAAATATCTGGATCATAGGATTCAAAACAAACTCTTGAGACATCTTGATTCTTTGTATCAAAATAATCAGACTTAAAATAATCAGCATAAGCCAAGAATCTTCTCTTGTGTTCGGATGCATTAGACTTTGGTATTCTTATGACAGATTTCAATCCCTGTCCTCCAGGAGATGTGAACACTATCATCACATACGGATCATCAATCAATCTTTGTCTCTCAGCTTGCATGATATCTTCAGATGGATAGCCATCAAAGTCAAGGATGCAAAGTCCTGAATGTTCAATCAATCCATTGGCAGTTCTTTCTGAGAATGTTCCATTGAACATAATAGCATAAAGAGAATTCTTGTACTTCTTATATTCATCCGATCCATGATTAAGAGTTCTAATTTTCTCAATCTTATTGATGAGATCTGGAGTTCCTTTTTGGATTCTTGCAACCACTTCTGGAATGGTTAAAGAATACGCAGTATCCTTTGTGTTATATAATGACTTAAATACTGATATTTTCATACAACTGTTTTATGACACTGATAAAAAAAGTAGGGGGAAAGGTACAGTGTCAAACCTTTTACTGGGCAGCTAACCGCAAACCCCTGTACAAATATAAACATTTTTTTTAATTCCAAATTCATGACGCAAATTCTCTTTTATGACAGGTTTAAAAACCACTTGTCATGGCTGTAAATCAATGCAGTATTGACTTTTAATGATTTCATGACAAGATGACGAGCATTTTTTCTACCCCCCCCACAAAAAAATAAAAAAACGTAGGAACCGCTAATAAGAGAGTTGTCACCTTGTCATAGTATCCATCCTTAATTCTTTGCTTGATTATGGCCAGAGCTGTTGTGTTATGGCAATTGATAATGTCCTGATAGATAGTAGGTTTATCCTCATCTGATATCATGGACACTTTGCCCAGTTGCTTGACATACTCCCGAATTGTGCAATCATATATCTTATCCTTGCCATAATAATTGTCATGAATCTTCAATCCATTGATGACTGTTGCATGGTCTCTGTTGAATAACTTGCCAATCCTTGCAAGATGATATCCATCCTCTCTGAGAAGAGCATAGAGATAGCTCCTCTTATAAATCAGATCTCTGTATCTGTCCTTTGTGTCAAGGCTGTCTCTTTGGATGAGTTCTTTAATTCTCTCCTCCATGGTATAGTTGTCTGGACTCATCTTGTACTCCTTTAAATAAATCAGTATTTGTTCTTATCATGCCGGTTGCTTTTATGAATTCAACCTCAATCTTTGCACTATTGATGATGACGTTGCCAATCTGTGCAACAGCTTCAGCCTTGTCAAGTTCCTTCTGGAGCTCTTCAGCTGATAGTTCATCATTGTCTAATCTCTCCAATGCAGCGAAGAGATGATCTCTAAGATCATTGATTTTGTTTCTTGCCATTGATTTTTCTTTTAAGTTTTGCTTTTAATTTAATTACTTCCTGTATCTCTTGAGGAAATCTGTGGATGCTGTTCCTCTTAGCATTTTCACACATGGTCATCAGCTCAAGATTAGAGATATCACAGTTCCTTGAGTTGCCATCTTTGAATGTTACCACATGCTTGGGAGGGATTGGACCATTGGCATCTCTCCACACTTTGTGATGATATGGAATCCAATAAGAATCCTTAATCTTGTAATACAGATAAATCCTTCCAGTCTTGTCATTTCTCTCAACAATAGATCCATCTGGTTTCCAGTTGTCTGGTCTATTGCCTTTCTTGAACATTGATTTCTTGACCTTCTCATAAAGCTCTGGACTCATCTTCTTTCCTTTGTTGGCTGGTATGTGACCAGGTTTATATTGGAATGCTTTACCACCTTTAATGAGATTAGCTCTGCCAGATAAATCTGATTGCTTGAATTCCTGTGACTTCTTGAGGCCCATTGTAAAAGCTCTGTTTGCCACTTGAGAATAAGTCAAGCCAAGTTCATCAGCAAGATTCTGTGTCCTCTCGTTTGGAAATCTCTTTCTTATTATTTCGTTGATATTCATAAAACGCATCTATTGTTGTTGGTAAATCATTCTCAATAGCCATTCTGCTATACTCCCAAGCCTCCTCAATCCATGACTTTTGTTTCTCTTCTTGCTCTTTCATATCTTCTCAACTTTAATGATTAACGGAGGCCACATGTCCATCTTCTTGATTGCATCCTCTGGACTGTTGGCTTGAATTGTTTTCTGTTGGATTGTCCACTTGACATCCTTGACTTTGAATGTTACTCTGAAATTCTTCATCTCTTTTTGCTCTTAAAAAATTGTTATATAAATCAATGTTGAATCTGCCTGACCTTTGCCACCAGTATTCATAATGTGCTGTGCTCATATCTTGTTTTTATAGATTGTTAAACGACCAATGGCTCTTGCACAGGTATCAATGCGATCATCATATTTCTCAGCAAGATGATATAAGCCAGATCTTTTTAAGTCTGGGATGAGAGATTGATACATTTTGATTCTGTACATGAATCCATCAATGATTGCATTGACATTGTCAATCTTTTCAAGTCTTGTGATTATCTCCTCTCTCATGGCATTAAACTTAACAAGGTGAATAATCCACCACAAACAATAAGAACTATTGTCAGAAGGCTTAAAACTGCACTCAAAAAAGATTTGTGTTCATCATTCGCTGGAAGGAATGGCTCAATAATGGTAATAAATTTTGCTTTCATATCTGTTTTGTTAATTATTATGATGTAAAGTTAAGAACTTTTTTCAGTTATGAAATAATTTTAACATATTTTAACAATATAAGGAATAAAAAAAGGGAATGATTTTCACCACTCCCCTCTGTTGCTAACAATTAAAACAGATATGCAAGACAAATATACTTATTTTTTGAATCTCTTCAATAAACCTTTTGCTATTTTTCCAATCAATCCAGATTGCTCATTGACATCAACCTTCACCTCTCCATTGTTGATCTCAACATCAACCTTCTCTGAGTCAACCTTGATGCTTTTGTTGTCCTTATCTTTGTGTAGTTCAACATCAACCTTTGGAGTATCAACTTTGACATCAGTTACTCCATCCTTTCTGGTGATCTTTACATCAATATTCTTGGTATCAATGTTTATATTCAAGTTCTTTTTTGGTCTCCCTGGCTTTTTTTTCATTATGCTTCATTTGTAGTTACTATTCCTTTTGCCTCAAGATGCACAACTCTCACAGATGCTGGCTGTGCAATCTTCCATGCAGTCCTTCTTGCTTGGCTGAGTCTTGACTTCTCAATGCGAGATACACTTACTGAATTGTTCTGGTTGCCACCAAGCACATGATAATGTGTTGAATCCTCACCAACATAGATGCCGACATGACCTCCTCCATTCCTGGTGAATGTCAACACATCACCAAGCATTGGCACCTTGGCAACATTGCCATACTTATTCCAGTTCAATGCCCACAATGGAGCCTTGACAACATCAAGACCAGCAGCATGAGCACAATAAGCTATGAACAGACCACACCAAGGTATCTCATCATTTGTGTAATCCTTCTCAAGACCAAGAGCTCTTGCCCAGGATAGAATGGTTGGATTGTGTTGCTTGCCAACAATCTCCTTAACACCAATGTGCTTGACTGCCTCAACCAATATCTTTGGAGCTGTTTCTTTTTTCAGCCATGCATAGCTCATATTGAATCTCTTTGGATGTAAATATACTTAATTTTACGCTTGATTGTCAATAGGCTGTCCACGTCATGCTTAAGTATCTCAACCTTATGGTTGTTTTCCTCCTCAAGATCATGCAGATATTTCTCTGCCTTGATTGTGGTTGCATCTTTCTTTGGTGCCTTGTATTCATGCACAGGCATTGGTGCCAGGATTGCAAATAAAGAGCTCACAATTGTAGCTATCAATAGAATCTTATTCTCCATCAAGTTTTTTATTTAGTTCTTTTTGAAATAGAATATCTTGCATTAGTTTTTTATCTTCCTTTCTCTCATCATCACAATCATCAATCCTCTGTTGTTGAGTCTGAATCTCTTTATCCTTTGAATTGATTAGATACCTTCCAATGAAGATTAGAATTGTAAGTAATATAAAAAAGATATATGTGAATGGACTCTTTATGAATGTCTTGAAATCCAGCTTAAATATGTTTTCCATACTTATTATGCTAATATGTTTTATTCAGAACAAAGATGTCAGAGTAAATTGAATTGTTTGCATTGGTTGAGCTCCATTGGGCTGTAATATTCAATGTATTGCTGATGGTAGTATCAAAAGTTGTTGAGTTCACAGTATTCCAAGCGAATCCTTGTTGAGTCCCAGATGCTAATTTCAAGATGTGGAATTGTGCCAATGATACAATTGATGCAACACCAGCTGCTCCAATGGATCTGATTGTGAATGTTACACTTAACATGAATACTTGATTTGTGATTGCTGGCATTGTTAATGGACCTGAATCACCTAAGTTCACAGATCCAGACTTCAATCTGATTCTGATTGTATTATTATTCTGAGCACTCATAATTCCTCCCATTTCAACTCTGAATGAATCACCAACCTTAAAGCCATTTGCTGGCACAGATAAAGTTCCAACACCTCCATCAATCAATGTCAATTCACTGGTTGTTGCTGTTATGGTTGTGCTGTTGGCTGTCTGAGCAAAGAGACCTGTGTTTGTTTGTGGTTGAGCATCATCATAGAATGCAACCCATACAGCAGCTCCATCTGTGTTATCAGTACATTCATATTTGTTCTGATTATTCATGTCGTGGAATATACTTCCAACAATATACCCCATTGTAATATCATGATTGACACCTGGTGTTGTACCATTGATTGAATTGGCTCTGACAATATACCCCCCTTGATTGATAAAGTATTGAATACCATTCTCCCATTGGTCCTGATAATTGACAGCACATTCTCTTGCTATTCCTCCATCAGCTCCATTGTCAATCCATCCTTTTGTAAGCTTAGATCCATTGTCCAAGATAAGTGAACTGTTGTCAAGATTGATATCATTGGTTGTGATGTTGCCTTCATCCGTTACTGATTGTAAATCTTGCAATTGATTAGTGACATTGATGGTTGTTGTTGCCATTATATGTTGATATTAATAGTATTATTGGTTGTTGTGTCCTGTGTGAAGGTATCCTCAAGAGATCCATTGACATAAACTTGATATGTTGTTGTCAAATCTCCACAATCTTCTCCTGGAGGATTGCCATTCTCAAAGTTATAGTCATCATAAGGAATGGAACACCAATCATTGTAGTCATATATTGATGCACTCACATTGATTGTCCATCCAGCTGTGACATCTGGTCCTCTGTTAATGAATGGTTGTGTTGTGATGTCTCCATTGATGTCCATGAAATCCTCAAATCTCCATTGTTGTAATGTGATTCTGATGTCATTACAGATGCTCAGGCAATCAGAATGTATCTCATTGATCTGTCTATATTCTTGGATGTTGTACTTATCACAGATTGAGATGACCATATTCACATTCACAGCTTGAGCTGTCATTGATCCAGCCTGTAAAGTCACAACCATCAATGGATATTGAGCTGCATCTCTTGACACAGCATCAATGTAATCACCTTGAAAGAATTCGTTTATCTGCCTGTGCTGTGTTGCTATTATTTCCAGCTCTTTCATTAGCTGGTTTAACGTTCTTTCCATCCTTATTAAGATATGCTTTTAATTTATCAATCTGTTTCTTTGAAAATTTCATTGGATCCAGTTCAATGGTTTATATCCTGTCTTATCTTTTTTGACATACTCATTGCAATGATCAGAACACATATCACAATATTCTGGATATTTTGTTGCTTGGTCATCCATAAGGAATCCAACAAGTCTCTCCTTATAAAAGTATGCATCCTTTCTCAACTGATCTCTGAATTCATGTACCTCAGTCAAAGTATTGGCTTGAAGATTCTCATCAGATACTCTTCCTGTTGCTTTGTTGGTCATCTTCTCAGTCAATAGCAATGCTGCTCTGTAATCAACGAATGCAACCAGACATGGCACAACATAATCATTCATCAATGTGAGATAGTCAGGAGTCCAGTTGGATGTCTCAACTCTCAACAGCAAAGCATTGTAAAGAGGAGTCCCAAGAGCTGGCTGAATATGCATGTCTTGACTTCGCTTGATAGCAACTGCCAAGAGCTTGGTATCTGTATTGTTGTGGATCAATCCTAATTTTTTAAGATTTTCAACTGATAGTAGGTAGTTCATCTTGTTCTATTATTAGTTCTTTTGGCAATTCAATTTTATCTTTTAATTTTATTCTTTCATCAATTCTTTGTTGTGAAAATATCATTTTCTTTTCATAGGTTATTGCATCTTTTTCCCAAGGTAAATTGTTGTATTTTTCCGCAGCTTGATTCCATTTATAAGCTGTTTTTGCTCTATTAAGAGAATTTAAAATTTTATTGTAATCTTTTATTGTAATATGAGGTTGATTATTCCAATATATAAAACCATCTTTAATATAGTATCCTAATTTTTCAGACTGATAAATATGTCTTAATTCATGTCTAATTAATTCAGCCATTTTTTGTGGAGATAAATTTTTATCTATTTCTACTTTATTACCCATTTTATAAGTCCCATCTGGTTGTTTCACAAAACTAACACTACCATCAACTCCTTTTTTACTCAAATCTTTATATTCAAATTTCAAATCTATATCCTGCAATCCTAAATCTTTAATAACATTTTTTACTGTTTCAGTTTTTACACTTTCTATTGTTATTTCATTTGTTTTAACTTCTGGCTGAATGACCTCAATGTTTTTTGTTCCTTCCTTAGCAATCACTAATTGTTGCAACCATTCATGTCTGCAATAAGGAGTTGTTTTTCCAGTATCTGGATTGGTATACCATCCTCCTCTGTATCTCCAAACATCTCTGCCAATTTTTATTGATATTGCTTGAATTTCTTCTCTTGTGTATAGTCTATTGAGCTCAATTAATTTAACACAAAAAGCTCTTGATTGAGTTTTAACTGGAGGGATCCCAGGTATTTCTTTGTATTGATACCTAACTTCAAATTGAGTCCCTCCATCAGTCTTTCCCAGGCTTTTTGAGCCCTCCCCGCCCACAGTAACCTGTCCGATTGTTGTGAATAGTTGATCATGCTTTTTAAATACTTCATCCATTGGAGTATCCCATGGAATGTTAAAGCTCATAATTGTATTGAAATTATTGGCTGATTCACCATATTCAGCAAAGTATCCAATCTCATCATCATCAATATTATGCTTGCATGATGACATCTGCTGTTGACCTATGTTAGTCCCCACAATCCTTCTTGCTTGTGCCTCATCAATGGTTGGAAATGATGCCAAGACAATGCTCAATGCACTCTCGCTGGTCAATACTCCTTCCTTAATCTTGGCAACCACATCAATAAGTGATGCAATC